GTGCTTAAACAAATTCCTCCTGATGCAGCACAGGCAATGGGTCAAACAAATACTCTTTTAGGTAATATAGTAAAAGCAAGTGGCGTTGCAACTCCTGTAGTACAACCCGTAGCATCATTGCAATTTGATAATGAGGAAAGAGCAAAAAGAATACAAGACTCTCTTGGTAGAGCAGCTTTTGGTCCAGAAAGAATTAAAGAAATTTTAATGCAATTAAAAGGTTTAAGTTTTTTAGCCGATGGTGGAAGAGTTGGTTATCAAGCAGGTGGGGTTGCAACACCAGAACAATATGCGGCAGCTTTACAAAAAGTAGGTGGTGGAACAGAAACAGATAAACAAAGATCATTAGGAAATTATCTTGGAGATTATATCGCGACCCAAGGACAAAAATTAGGAAACGCAGCAATCATTCCTTTACAAGCAGCAAAAGGTATTTTAGGAATTCAAGGAACTCCTATGACCTCTTCAATGCAATCTGCATTACAAAATATAATTCAAAATCAAATTAAAAATACAGGTCAATTAAGTGGTAATATTAATTATAAAGATTATGGAGTACAAACTTCTACTGGTGCAGAGTTTGAAGGATTTGGAAATAGATCTATAACAGATCCAGAAGCAGCACTTGCAACTACTCTTGGAAGAGCTTCCTACACTGTAGACCCAACAACAGGTAAAGTTAATTTTACAGGTGGCACAGCATATGATTTTAGAGATGATCAGTTTGGTGGTTTAGGTAAATTTATTTCTAAAGGTGGAGCGTTTGGAAGTAAGCCTACAGAATATAAACCAGAAATATCTTTACAATCAGAATTTTTAAAACCATCTCAACAACCATCTCAACAACTATCTCAACAACCATCGATACCATACGAACAATATGTACTGCGTACACAAGGTGTCCCAGTTAGTGAAGAAGTATATAATGCAAGCAACATACTTGCTCCTGGTGGAGATCTAACAGCAGCTGGTTTTACTTCGGATCAAGAGTTTCAAAAAGCAAGAGATGAATTAGCGAATCAAATGATGGCAAAAAATACTTTGGCGGATGGACCTACTAATTACATGCCTCTTAATTATTTTTTGGATATATTACAACATCCAAATATATTAAAAGAATTAAATAGTGGAACTTTTAATCCATCTGGATTACCTGATTATTCTAAATATGTAAGACCAGATGAGAGTTATATTAATCGATTTAATTTACCAGTAGAGGGAACTACCGGTGGATCTTATTGGGATGCGGAAACACTTTATAAAGAATATCTTAAACAAACTCCATTTACAAATTTAACAGCCACAGAAGGTAGTTTTGCAAACGGCGGTTCAGTAGACAACACCATGGGAATGGCTTCACTCTTTACTAGGAGAATATAATGGATATTAAATACAATGAAACATTAGGGTATTTTGTGAATACTGCTAATGATGAACCTGTAACTCAAGCAGAACTATTACAATGGGCGGATGAAAATCCAGAACCTTTAGAAGGACCTAAACAATCTAATACTATGGTAAAACAATTAATAGAAAGTTTGACAGTTAAAGAAACCCCTGGTAATACAGAGGTAGAAGAAGGTGTTGAAACAATCAAAAAAACCATATAGAATAAATTAATGGCACAGATAGACGACGCATTACCCAATACAAAAACAACTGTAGAAATTCCAGGCGAAGAAGAAATCATTCAAGAACAAGAACAGAAGATTGAAGAGATTCAATCTGAAGGTGGTCCTGTTGAAATAGAAATGGATGAAGACGGAGGAGCAGAAATTTCTTTTGATCCACAAGTTGCAGCTATGGAAGGTGGTGAAGACCACAATGCCAATTTAGCAGAATTTTTAGAAGACGGAGTATTAGATCCTATTGGTGCAGAATTATTTGACCAGTATGCTGAATACAAAGAATCAAGAGGAGATTGGGAAGAAAGTTATAGAGAAGGTTTAGATTTATTAGGATTCAAATATACAAAAAGAACAGAACCTTTTAGAGGGGCATCTGGAGTAACTCACCCAGTGCTTGCAGAAGCTGTTACACAATTTCAAGCACAAGCATACAAAGAATTATTACCTGCAGAAGGCCCAGTCCGAGTTCAAATTTTAGGAGATGTCACTGCAGAAAAACAAGACCAAGCAAATCGTGTAAAAGATTTTATGAATTATCAAATCATGGATCAGATGAAAGAATATGAACCAGAGTTTGATCAAATGCTTTTCTATTTACCCCTGTCCGGTTCTGCCTTTAAGAAAGTCTATTATGATGATTTATTAGGCAGAGCTGTGTCCAAATTTATACCTGCCGAGGATATTGTAGTTCCTTATTCTGCAAACTCATTAGATGATGCAGAAGCTGTTATTCATTTAGTAAAAATTTCTAAAAATGATTTACGTAAACAACAAGTAGCAGGATTTTATAAAGATATAGATTTAGGAGAACCTGCGGTGAAAGAAGATCCACTAAAAGAAAAAGAATTACAACTAGAAGGCATTTCCCAAAATGGTCAAGATGAAATTTATACTTTATTGGAAATGCATGTTAATTTAGATCTACCAGGATATGAAGATGTGAATCCTGAAGATGGTGAGCCCACTGGAATTAAACTTCCCTATGTCGTAACAATAGATGAAGCTACCAATAAAATTTTATCTATTAGAAGAAACTATGCAGCTAATGATCCGTTGAAAAAACGAATCAATTATTTTGTACATTTTAAATTTTTACCAGGTTTAGGTTTTTATGGTTTTGGTTTAATTCACATGATCGGTGGATTATCTAGAACAGCAACTGCTGCATTAAGACAATTATTAGATGCAGGAACATTAGCTAATTTACCAGCTGGATTTAAAGCTAGAGGTATTAGAGTAAGAGATGATGCACAACCTTTACAACCAGGAGAGTTTAGAGATGTAGATGCACCTGGTGGAAACATCAGAGATTCATTTATGCAACTTCCTTTTAAAGGACCAGATGCAACTTTATTACAACTTATGGGTTTATGTGTGCAAAGCGCTCAACGCTTCGCGGCCATCGCTGACTCACAAGTGGGTGATATGAACCAAGCCGCGGCCGTCGGTACGACTGTAGCGCTTCTGGAGCGCGGATCGCGGGTAATGTCTGCTATTCACAAACGATTATACGTTGGTTTAAAAAATGAATTTAAATTATTATCGGAAGTATTTAAAACTTACATGCCACCTGAATATCCTTATGATGTTCCAGGTGCACAAAAAAATATCAAGGTCGCTGACTTTGATGATCGTATTGATGTATTACCAGTTGCCGATCCAAATATCTTTTCTCAAACACAAAGAATTTCTATGGCACAAACACAATTACAATTAGCACAATCGAATCCACAAATTCATAATTTATATCAAGCGTATCGTTCTATGTATGAAGCAATCGGAGTTAAAAATATTAATGCTATTTTACCTCCACCAGAACAACCGATGCCGATGGATCCAGCATTAGAACATATTATGTCTATGAGTATGAAACCTTTTCAAGCATTCCCAGGACAAGATCACAAAGCACACATTGATGCGCATTTAGGTTTTATGGGTTTAAATATGGTACAAAATAATCCACCGATATTAGCTGCATTACAAAAAAATATTTTAGAGCACATTAGTTTAATGGCTCAAGAACAAGTGCAATTAGAATTTGTCCAAGAATTACAAGAAGCTAATCAAATACAAATGCAAATGCAACAAGCAGGTGCAATGAATCCAGCTATGGCAGCCGGAATGATGAATAATCCACAGATGATGCAAGCCCAAAGACGATTACAACAAATTACAAACTCTATTGAATCAAGAAAAGCTATTTTGATTGCAGAATTAACAGCAGATTATGCTAAAGAAGAACAAAATATTAGTGGTGAGTTTGGTGGTGACCCATTATTGAAACTAAAAGCAAGAGAATTAGACCTTCGTGCCGAAGAAAACTCTAGAAAAGAGGAAGAAGGACAAGAAAAAATCAACATAGACAAGATGAAAGCTATGATGAACCAACAACAACACGAAGAAAAGCTAGAACAGAACGAAGATTTAGCTGGATTACGTGCCGGAGTGTCATTAGCAAAGCAACAAATGGCCCAAGCTAGCAAAATTAATGATTTTGGTAGAAATTTTAAGAAATTTTAGTTATAATAAATTTTAATTAGGAGAAAAATATGAGCAAAGATTGGCAAAAAGGTTCAGGATACGTAAACGCACCAAAAATTGAAAAAGAATTAGGTGTAGGTAAAGACGGATACCAACAAGGCGGTATTAATGTTGAGTCTACTAACGATCAAGAGTCACAGACTGTTGAAGTTAGAGGTACTAAACGTATGTTGAAAGCAAAAAGCAAAAAAGCTACTTGGTATTAGTATGTGGTTAAGCCTGCTAGGAATGGCAGTCAAGACTGCTGGTTCTATTTATTCCAATAAACAAAAAACAAAACAAGCCATGTCTGATGCTGCATTATTACATGCAGAAAAAATGGCGCGTGGGGAAATTGAATACACCGGTAAAGTTTTTGAAGCACAGAAAAATGATTGGAAGGACGAATTTATTTTATTAGTGTTATCTTCTCCTTTGTTTTTATTAGCGTATTCTGTATTTGCAGAAGATGAAAAAATTGGTCAAAAATTAGACTTGTATTTTGAGAAATTACAGGGTATGCCTTGGTGGATAACTGGCCTCTGGATTTCAGTCGTAGCAGCTGTATATGGAATCAAGGCTACAGATATTATAAACACAAACAAAACAAACGGAGTAAAAAAATGAGAAACGATTACGGAATAAGATCAGAAGTTAGATTTTCTAAAGGTGGAAAAGCTTCTAAAAAGAAAAGCTCTTCTAAAAAAGGAATGGCTTCTGTGAAAAAATTAGACAACATGAAAATGAACAAAAAGAAATAGTCATGAAAAAGGCAGAGAAAAAAGTACAAAAAGTAATGAGAGAATTTAAAAAAGGTAAATTACATACAGGAAGCAAAAAAGGCCCTGTAGTAAAATCTAGAAAACAAGCAATTGCAATTGCTCTTTCAGAAGCCGGTAAATCTAAAAAGAAGAAAAAATAATGGAATCTTGGAAAGACTTACTACCTTTGTTAAAACAAAAACTATGTAAAGTAGTTTGTACTATTTTTAACATTAAACAATGTGCATGTAAAAAGGATAAAAAATAATGAAAAAAGAATGTTCTATTTGCAAAAAAGAATTTGAAGCTACAAGTGAACATCAAACGATTTGCAGTGATGCATGTAAACAGGAGGCGTTAGCAAAATTAGATCAAGGATCTGATGAATGTTTATCGTGTCAATAAATGGCTACTAAAAAGAAACCAGGACTCTGGGCTAATATTAATAGAAGAAAAAAATTAGGTATCTCAAGACCAAAATCTAAATCTACTATTTCAGCTAAAGCATACGCTAATATGAAAAAGGGATTTCCAAAAAAGAAAAAGTAATGGCTAGAACAGCGGCGTGGCAGAGAAAAGAAGGTAAATCAAAATCAGGCGGTTTAAATAGAAAAGGTATCGCATCCTATCGTGCAGCGAATCCTGGTTCTAAATTATCTATGGCTGTAACGACGAAGCCATCTAAATTAAAAAAAGGTTCTAAAGCAGCAAATAGACGTAAGTCTTTTTGTGCTAGAATGAGCGGAATGAAAAAACGCTTAACGTCTGCTAAAACGGCCAGGGATCCGAATAGTAGAATTAACAAGTCCCTGCGCAAATGGAATTGCTAGAAAGGCAAAATGGACGAACTAGTTATAGTTTATAAAATACAAAAAAGAATACAAAATACTCTTCAACAAATAGGTGATGTCATGATTAGTGGAGGGGTTGACAATTATGAGAAATATAAGTATTTACTAGGACAGGCACAAGCCTATCAATTAATATTACAGGAAATCTCTAACCTGCTAAAAGATAAGGAGCAACCAGATGAGCAACCAGACACCACCAATGTCGTCGAATTCGGAGACAGAGGTACCGAAAATTAAATTAGGTCTTCAAGAAAAATACGAAGAAGAAAAAAAACAATTACCTCCAGAAAAAGAAGGATTAAGTCCAGACAATATTGGATCTGATGTAGTTGATGAACTACCGGAACCAACTGGATATAGACTTTTAGTTTTACCTTTTACTCCAAAAAATAAAACTAAAGGTGGAATTTTATTTTCACAAGAAACATTAGACAAAGCAAGAATAGCAACTACTTGTGGTTACGTTTTAAAAATGGGACCGCTTTGTTATCAAGATGAAAAATTTACATCAGGACCTTGGTGTAAAAAAGGAGATTGGGTGATCTTTGCCAGATATGCTGGATCTAGATTACCAATAGAAGGTGGAGAAGTGCGAATACTTAACGATGACGAAGTAATAGGGACAATTAAAAATCCTGAATCCGTACTTCATCTCATATAACATAGGAAGGAACTATGCCAGAACTAGAAGAACAAAAACAAGATCTAATTGATGTAGGCGAAGAAAACGGAGCCGAAATTAATTTTGATGACAACAATGAACCTCAAAAAGAAGAAGTTGTTGAAGAAAAATTAGAAGTAGAACAGGAAACAAAAGAAACTCCTGTTGAAACTAAAGAACAAACTAAAGACGCTAAAGATGAGTTAGCAGAATATAGTGAAGGCGTTCAAAAACGTATCGCTAAATTAACTCGTAAAATGCGTGAAGCAGAGAGACAAAGAGAAGAAGCAATTGCTTATGCTCAATTAACCAAAAAACAAAAAGATGAACTTGAACAAAAGTTTTCTACTATTGATAAAGGTTATGTTAATGAATTTGAGAGCAGAGTTAAAACTAGTTTAGCAGCAGCTAAATTAGCATTAAAAAATGCAATTGAATCTCAAGACGTTGAAGCACAAATTGCAGCACAAGAACAACTAGCTAGTTTAAGTGTTGAAAACGCAAGACTTGTTGCTTTAAAACAATCACAAACATCTACACCTACCAAAGAAGTTAACATTACTCCTCAACAATACGAGCAAGTGTATACTTATAATGGTAGACAATTACCAAATGACATACCTACGGACCCTAAAGCAGAAGCTTGGGCAGCTAGAAATACATGGTTTGGTAATGATTCTGCAATGACTTATACTGCATTTGATATGCATAAAAAACTTGTAGAAGAAGAAGGATATGACCCTAAATCTGATGAATATTATGTTGAAATTGATAAAAGGATAAGACTTGAATTTCCACATAAATTTGATAAGATAGAAGGTACTTCTACAGAAAGAGCAAAACCTGCTCAAGCTGTAGCATCGGCTAAACGTTCAGCCCCAACAGGACGCAGAAAAACTGTGAAGCTCTCGCCGTCACAGGTAGCAATTGCTAAAAGATTAGGCGTGCCACTAGAAGAATATGCGAAACAATTAAACATCACGGAAGGAGTATAGGCATATGGAAAACGAAAAAATAACAACTTCACGTGCGAGTCAAGAACGAACTAAAACTGAAAAGAAAAAAGTTTGGACTCCACCCTCATCACTAGATGCACCACCTGCGCCAGACGGTTATCGTCACCAGTGGATAAGAGCAGAATCTATGGGTTTTCAAGATACGAAAAACGTAGCTGCTTCATTACGAGAAGGATATGAATTAGTTAGATCTGATGAATATCCAGAAGGTAATTTTCCAACAGAGACGGAAGGCAAATACGCAGGAGTCATTGGAGTAGGAGGCCTATTGCTGGCTAGGATACCAGAAGAGATCGCAAAGCAGATTGATGCATACTATGCAAAACAAACTGCAGACAAAGAAGAAGCAATTAATAACGATCTCATGAAGGAACAGCACCCAAGTATGCCAATCAATAATGAAAGGCAGACTCGTGTAACCTTCGGTGGTACAAAGAAATAATTTTTTAGTAATTTCTAATACCAACGAATTAACTTTAACAATTAAAACAAGGAAAATACTATGGCAAACTCAAGCACAGTAGGATTCGGTTTAAGAGCAGTCATGAATGTTGGAAACACTCCAGCTACTTCAGGACAATCTGAATACCTAGTCCAAACAGCACCAGGAGTTGGTTTGTATAAAGGTGACCCTGCATCTATTCAAGATGCTTCAGGAGCACAAGGATATGCACAAGATGCATCTTTTACACTTACTGACGATGGTGGAGCCGGTGGATCTTCATATACGAACGCAACAGAAGCACTTTTAATAGGTGTTCTTAACGGGTTCTTCTATATTGATTCAACTGGAAAACCAACTTTCGCTAATTCAGTTCCAGCAGGAACTACAACTAGCGTGAATTACAATACAGGTAGTAATGATATTACTGCTTTTGTAATTGATAATCCAAATCAAGAATATGTAGTAAAATTAGACGATGCTGTTACACAAGCAGGATTCGGACTAACTACTTCATATAATATTAACAACTGGACAGCGTCATCTAATAAAGACGGTCAATCGATCGCTACTTTAGATACAACTTCTCCAGCATCAACAAAGATGTTTACATTAGTAAGATCTGCAAATGACCCAGAAAATAAAGATATTTCTGTAGCAGGAGCAAACGTGATCGTTACTATTTCTAAAGCGTCTGCGTTGTATAACTAATAGCGAATAGGAGATAAATAAATATGGCTATATCACGAGCACAACTAGTTAAAGAACTAGAGCCAGGTTTGAATGCACTATTCGGCTTGGAGTACAAACAATACGTAAACGAAGCAGCAGAAATTTTCGATACTGAAACTTCAGACAGAGCTTTTGAAGAAGAAGTAATGTTATCAGGATTCGGAAACGCAGCTGTAAAACCTGAAGGTCAAGGTGTAACATTTGATGATGCACAAGAAACTTTCACGGCTCGTTACACTAACGAAACAATCGCATTAGCGTTTGCAATCACAGAAGAAGCTATTGAAGATAATTTGTATGACAGACTTGCGTCTAGATATACAAAAGCTTTAGCAAGATCTATGGCGAACACTAAACAAGTTAAAGGAGCAGCGGTTCTAAATAATGCATTTAGTAACACTTACGCTGGTGGTGATGGAGTAGCACTTTGTTCTACAGCTCACCCTACTCTTGCTGGAACTTTCTCTAACGAGTTAGCAACTCCTGCAGACTTGAACGAAACGTCTTTAGAGCAAGCTCTAATTGACATCGCTGCGTTCACAGATGAAAGAGGCCTAAAAATTGCGGCTAGAGGAATGAAATTAGTAATTCCTTCTGCGCTTCAATTTACTGCTGACAGACTAATGGCGTCTCAAGGCAGAGTTGGCACAGCTGATAATGACATCAATGCTATTAGAAACATGGGAATGATTCCTCAAGGATACACAGTGAATCACTTCTTAACTTCTAATAAAAAATGGTTCATTAAAACAGATGTACCTAATGGTCTTAAACATTTCATGAGATCACCTATCAAAACTACTATGGAAGGTGACTTCGATACTGGAAATGTTAGATACAAAGCTAGAGAGAGATACGTTTTCGGATTCTCTGACCCTAGAGGTATCTTCGGATCTGACGCAGTATAATCGTTAGATTATATTTTCTAAAAAGGGAGGTCCTTGTTGACCTCCCTTTTTTTATGTGCTACATAAAACAAATCATGAAAAAATTCCTAGTACATATTTGGGCTTACAGTCACCATGCAAAATTTGAAGTCGTGGCTGAAGATAATTCTGAATCTGTTGAAAATGCTATACTTGACAAAATAGGAGAAAAAAGTATAAAATGGGAAAATCTCGGCATCTCTTATGATCCGAAGATTAAACGTATAACTTTTGAGGAGGTTATAAATGATACAAGACCTATACAAAGCGAAAAGGTCCTTGGAGTTGAAGTGGGAACAAGAGTATCTTGATAATGGCAAGTATACTCTGGATATGGTTCAAATAGATAATAAAATCAAAGAAATTATCTTTGAAATCAAATCCGAGGAAAGTAGAATAGCACAAAGAGATGCTACTATTTTCAACACTGCTCCAGAAGTTTCTGTAGCTACTTAATAGTAAAAAGCTACATCATTGAAATTAGCAAGTTCATATAAGGATACCTTGCACTATTCTAAAAATTAAGCTATATTACCTTTACTATATATAAACTTTGATACAGACGCGTATAGTCGATAGCCTAGAAACTGTATCATACAAACTAGGAGAATATATTTATGGCAACAACTACATTCCAAGGTATCGTAAGATCAAATGGCGGTGCTGGAAAAGGAAACGCAACACCAAGTGTTGTAACTTTATCAGAAGTAGTATCTTTTAATGCTGCAGGTTCAAACGTAGCAGTTAGAATTGGTACATCAGCAACAGCAGGTAATACATTTAAATTACCAGTGGGAGCTATCCCAATTTCATTTTTAGTAGTAGGAGTATCAACAGGTGCTGGCTCTACTTGTGATGTTGGATCATCAGC